AGAACAAAGTTCATACGCAAGGACAAGTTATTATCATTAGTAAATGCCCCAGTGGTATCTGGGTTGAAACGAAGGGATTTACGTTCCCATGTATTTGCATTGTTAATAGTGTACGCTAAAGCGTTACGTCTATCATTATCTACATCTTGCAGTCCTACTGTGTATACGCCTGTCTTGTTGGACTTTACATAGAAAGAAAGAGTTATGCTTTTAGCATCTGATGTGCCTTTACCAATGGACTGTAAATCTTGCCCTTCAAATCCGTACCTAAGATGCCAAATCTCTGTACCACCCAGAGAGGTGTCGGCAGTTGTTATATCAATCTTTGCGCTATTAGCAAACCCAGACGGAGCATCTGTACTTTGTGAAAATGTAGACACAACAGAGCCGCTTAGAGAGTTTTGAAATCTATCCACTACAGTGTAACCTTCGCCAGTGCCGTTTGGCCCTACGGTTGCACTCGTACCCCTCTGTGCCACTTGCATCTCACCGTTGATAATGAGATTCCTGTTCGACAAGCCGCTTGCTGCCGGGGAACCTAGATCAGCTATTTCTCTTGCACGGCTCATATCTTACTCCGGTTTAGTAGGCCAAGTTACATGATCAAGGCTAGTAGCCACTTCAGTAACATCACGCAGTGACTGACGGTACTCTTTACGCTTATCGCTCATTGTAAGGTCACTAGATGCCCACCAGTCTGTCTCTGCAATTAAACGGTCACGCTCTGCCCGTAACAGCTTCATAGGCTCTGCCGCCTTTAGCTCATCAGACTTTGCTTTGACCGCTGACCAAGTTGTACCCCAGTCAGATGGCTTGCTGCTTTCGATAGCCGAGCCATTGGAATCAGCGCCCGTAACTTTACGGAACATCTCGTTGAACTCGTCTTCTGTTGTTGGCTCACCACGAAGCACCCATTCCTTGATGCCTAGTTCTGTGAGTGCTTGTGATATACTCATTTTCTTCTCCTATCCCAGTAAAAACCCTGAAAAATATGTGCAATTGAATTCACCAGTACCGTATCCATATACATTTTTACTACTGTGTACTTGAACGTAATCATTGACAGAAAGGGATGCTACAATACTTCCACCCGCCGATGAATCGTTATCTTCATAAGTGTAACTTTGTTCAACGGCGTAAGAAGACCCATTTATATACAAAGATATTGAGTAATATGAGTCCACTCCGTCATTATTACTCAAAGCGTGAAATGAAAAACTATAAAGCCCTGCTATTGGCGCAACAAACTTTCCATCGCTTGTATTGTAATGCGAACCTTGATTTACTAAAGCAGAGTCAAATATAATTATCCCAGCATTTTGGTTGCTAAACCTGCTTGCCGTAAACACTGGCCTTGCTGGTGTAAGAATACGACCACTGGTATCAACAGTCAGCGCAGTATTCCCGTTAGTCGGGTCTTGGATTTCGGAGACTTTCAAAATGCTTGTCATTGTGCAATCTCCGTTATTCTAATAAAGCCTCTGCCATAGTTGTTCACTTGACAAGTTGAGACTGACTGGACGAGTTTAACTTGAGCCTTGATAATAATAGCGTTAGTTGAACTAACTGTGTAAGTAGCTGTTTGATGGTCATAACTCATAAGCCTTGTTGTTTGACCGCTTGATTGGCCTGTGTCTCTGCTACCAACTCCATATATAGCAGTCTGAGTTCCATTAGCCGATTGTAAGTTACCATCAACCATAATTGCACTGTTTACGCCACTCCAAGAAGTTCCAGTTTGTTCTAAGTAAAAATGCTGTACGCATTGAACAAAAAGTTTGCTGTTGGCAGCCTTGGGTGTGAATGTTACAGATGCACTTGTTAGGTCAACGTATGAAGTTGAACTTAAAGCCATATATGTTACGCAGGGGTGATGTACTTCTTGCACAACATGACCCGGAATGCTTACACCATGACCGCTGGTCTTCTCAACAATGTCATCAACAAAGAGCTTACTCATTGTGCAATCTCCATTAACGTAAGAGTAGAGGTTACGCTGAATTGGTCTGAGTTAACTGGATTTCCAATCCCATTTACTAAAACGTAGGGACTATAACTTGTAACTCTACACGCTACATCAACACTGTATGTGATTGCTGAAGTTCCTGTGGTTGTGTCTAAAAACTGATAGTTTAAAATACTCTGCAAGCCACCAGACTGGTTGTTATCATCGGAGTTTGATTGAATACCAATGGCACTGTCACCGTTTGCAAGGTCAATAAGAGTTGAACTATCTTTTTTTAAACGAGGCATAAATAAGTCAGCGTAGGAGTTTCCGTTTCTAATTGAACAAAAAGGCATACTAAGCGTTATTAAAATTTTACTTCCAGATACTTTAGGAGTTATTGCTTGGCTTAGATTAGAGGCCACATAACTTGTACTACTTGTTTGAACATAGGTTGACTGCTTTCCCTGAACAGTTTGAATCACATGACCCGGAATATGCACACCGCTACCGTTGGTAGCTTCAGCAATCTTGTCTACATTTATTATCGAAGCCATCTGTGCCTCACAGTATTGTTAGGTTGCCGTTAACCGTAATCGTGGTTGACGAACCTATCGTTAGAGGGCCAATCGCCAAGGCATTCTTGGTTGACCCTATTGTTGTGTTCTCTGAAACGCTCTGACCGTTTGTGCGGAACACAGCCGTATCAACTATTGTGTTTGTTGTCTGGAACTGCGGCGCTGTTATCTCCCCAGCAAACGTACCCCCAGAAGCCTTACTCACTGTATCAGTTACGCTAAATGCGCGATAGGCTCTAATGACTAGCTCATCGTTTAAAGCTGCGCCTGTCCCTAATGTTATTGTGTCCCCACCACTAGCTGTGAAGTCTGAGCTATCCAGATGTACACCGTTTAAGTAAACATCTACATCATTACCGCTAATCGCCAGTATAGCGCCAGTGCTATCTGCGCCAGTAAATGCAGTCTGACTTGCTGTAGCCACATACTTGAATAGCTGCATGGCATAGCTGGTTGGNTGNTCTACGGCGCGACCAAAGTAGCGCACAGTAATGATGTCNCCGCTGGCAGGGGCTGCNGAGAATGTAAGNGTGTTTGCCTGNGCTGTNTAAGCTGCGCTGACNCCCGGNTCCTGAACCACGTTTCCTATGGTTACGACAATAGCCTCACCGCTCACAACAGCCTGAGACAGAGTGAAGGCAGTGGCGCTCCCTGTTCCAGTAAACTTCTGGAATGTTATGTCCCCTACATTTGGGTCTATGCCTATGTATGCCATTTTATCCTGCAGTCTCCATTACAGTTATTGCAGAAGTATCGCTTGCGCCATTTATATTGACATATGCAGTTCCGCCAGCAATACCATTTGCAAAGTAAAGTTGAAATGTTGTTGCTGATGTACTCCCAGCATCTGCTAAAAAACTAAAACTACTACTCGTAATTGATTGACCGCCCGTGTTGTAGGAATGAACATAAGCAAATCTTCCACCAGCAGTTCCTGAGACTAAAGTTACTGCACTTCCATCTCTATAAAGATATAAATCAACACCTTTAGCAGTACTGTTGTTGTAAACACAAACGTCCAAATGCACTAATAACTTGCTGTTAGCAAACTTAGGAGTAATAGCCTGCTGCAATCCAGTTGCTGATGGCGTTTGAGATGTAGTCGCCGCTTGAGTATTGAATGCTGTGTTTAAAACTTGCAACACCTTTCCGCCTACGCCGGAAGCAAAAGAGTCTGATTGCATTTTAGATATAGGCATCTAATTACTCCGCCAAACTAGCTAATGCTTCTTCGTTTCGTTTTGCTGCTGTCTTAACAGCACCTAAATCAAAGGCTTGTGTCACTTGTGCGTCAACGCCTGTGGCAATAGCAATATCATTTCCATTGCAATGAGCTACAAGTGCGGCAATAATTTCTTCTTGTGCAATACGAGCGCGATTATGAAGAGCATTATCAGCCCAATCTTGAACCGATACAGAGGCGTACTCCATGCACTTGTTTTGTGTATCTGTAAGGACCACTGTGATATTTGGCATTGTTTT